CTTTGATTTTATTCGCAGGCCATTTTTCAGCCTCCCCCCTCAATTTGAAGAAGGTGATCCATATGGCAACAAGGAAAAAGAAAACAAAAGAAGAACGAGTAAAGGTAGAAGAAAAGAGACTTTTGAAGTATCTGACAGACGTTGATCCGAAGAAAAAACACGTTGTGGAAGGATTGGTACAAAGGTGTGCTCATTTGCGTGTAACGCTGGATGATCTTGCTGTTGACCTGGACGAAAACGGGTATACAGAGATGTTTCAGCAAGGAGAAAAGAATCCGCCTTATGAGAGAAAACGCCCAAGTGCCGATCTTTATACAACCATGAATACCTTATATCAGAAGACCATCAAGCAGCTGACGGATCTTCTCCCAAAAGACTCATTTACGGTCAGCAAGTCCGAAGGGGATGGCTTCGATGATTTCATAAGCGTTCGTGATGATTAAGTATCCGTCTGATTATAATCCAATCAGGGAATACTGGGAGAAGATCGAGAACGGAGAAGAAATCGTATCAGAAAAGGTTCGGAAGACCTACAAGAAACTGGTGTATGATCTGGATAATCCAGATGAGTGGTTTTATTCCAATAAACGAGGAAACCACATTATAGAATTCGCAGAAAACTTCTGCAGACATAGCAAAGGAAAATACGGCGGCAAGAGAGTTGTCCTGGAATTGTGGGAAAAGGCTCTTTTGGCTGCCGTTTTTGGTTTCGTCGATATTGAAGGGAACCGGAAATACAGAGAGGCAATCCTGATTGTCGGAAAGAAAAACGGGAAATCTCTGATCGCTTCCATCGTAGGGCTTTACATGATGACTGCAGACGGAGAGCCCGGCCCGGAAGTGTATGCAACCGCTACCAAAAGAGAACAGGCAAAAATCATCTGGCAGGAAGCAAAGCGGATGGTTGTAAAGTCTCCGGTTTTGTCAAAGCGGATCCGGCCACTGGTCGGTGAGCTGGACGCGGATTTCTGTGACGGAGTGTTCAAGCCTCTTGCCTCTGACAGCAATACTCTGGACGGCCTGAATATCCACTGTGGCCTGATGGACGAGATCCATCAATGGAGATCCGGCAAGGCGCTCTATGACATTATAGCCGATGGCGTAACTGCCAGAGAGCAGCCGCTGATTTTTATCACATCCACTGCAGGGACCATCCGGGAAGACATTTATGATCAGAAATACGACGAAGCAAAGCGAGTGATAGACGGTTACTTTGATCCAAAGGGATACAAGGATGATCGGATTATTGCTTTTATTTATGAATTAGATAAGCGGGAAGAATGGACAGATCCGAATTGCTGGAAGAAAGCAAATCCTGGGCTCGGCACAATCAAGAATTATCAGACACTGAAAGAGAAGGTTGAACGTGCTAAGAAGAACCCGCTTCTCGTAAAGAATCTGGTCTGCAAAGAGTTTAATATTCCGGAGACATCGTCAGAGGCGTGGCTGACGGCTGAGCAGGTGATCAATCCGGAGAAGTTCGACCCAATGGAACTGAGACCCAGGTATGGCATTGGTGGCACGGACCTTTCAAAGACAACAGATCTTACAGCCGCAAAGGTGATCTTTCAGACACCCAATGATGATCGAATTTACGTGCTGCAGATGTACTGGATGCCGGCGGATCTTGTCAGCCTCCGTGTGAAGGAAGACCACATACCTTATGATGTCTGGATCGAACAGGGATATATGCGGACTTGTGAGGGCAACCAGATCAGTTATAAAGATGTAACAGCATGGTTTGTTGAAATACAGCAGAAATATGACATATATCTTTTCAAGGTTGGATATGACTCCTGGTCGGCAAAATACTGGGTGGAAGAAATGGAAAATACATTCGGCAAGAGTGTCATGGTTCCGATCATTCAGGGGATGAAAACATTGTCCGGGCCAACAAAGTCACTCGGCGCTGATTTGACTGCAAAGAGGATCATTTATAACGACAATCCGATTGATAAATGGTGCCTCTTCAACACTGCAGTCGAAACGGACAAGAATGACAATATCAGGCCGATCAAAACCAGTGTACCGACAAGGCGTATAGACGGCACCATGGCTCTTCTGGATGCATATATTGTTTATAAAGATAACCTAAGTGAATATCAAAGCATGCTTTAAGGAGGATAAGACGATGGGACTTTTAGACCGTTTCCGCGGACGGGAACCCACCAAGAAAAACGCTGCAGTAGCTAAGCCAAGCGAAGGCAATAGGCTCTCCATGGTCACGACCTGGGGGGAATATTACTATTCCTGGAATGGAAAGCTGTATCAGTCTGATCTTGTCCGGTCGTGTATGCGGCCCTATACGCAGGCAGTCGGGAAGCTGGTTACAAAGCATATTCGTAATGATGCAAAAAATGGATTACAGGTCAATCCACGTGTCAACATTGCGATGCTCCTTATGTATCCAAACCCGATAATGACAGCACAGCAGTTTCAGGAAAAAATGGCAGCACAACTGCTTCTGAACAATAACGCTTTTGCTCTCGTTCTCAGGGATGAGTCCGGGATCCCGTGCGGCCTGTATCCGATTCCCTGTGTAAACGCTGAGGCTGTTTACGATAAACAGGGAACGCTGATTCTGAAATTCACGTACAGGAACGGAAACACGAACGCTTTTTACTACAGCGATATCGTACATCTCCGGAGGGATTTCGGGGAAGACGAAATTTTTGGGTCAAACCCGGGTCCTGCTCTCGCTCAGCTGATGGAATGCGTCGGTGTGATCGACCAGGGGATTGTGAAGGCAATCAAAAACAGTTCGATCATTCGATGGTTGCTGAAGTTCACGTCTTCCATGCGCCCGGAAGACATCAAGAAGAATGTAAAGGAATTCGTTGACAATTATTTGTCCTATGAGTCTGAGAGCTTCGGAGCTGCTGGTGTTGATGCAAAGGTTGACGCCAAGCAGATCGAGCCGAAAGACTATGTGCCGAACGCAGCCGTCACGGACAGGATCACGGACAGGGTTTATTCGTTTTTCAGCACCAACAAGAAGATCGTGCAGAGCGAATACACAGAAGATGAATGGAACGCATACTATGAAGCGGAAATCGAGCCTTTCGCCGTACAATACGGCGCTGTGCTGACAAGCAGGCTGTTTTCCAGAAAAGAGATCAGTTTCGGAAATGCGATAGTATGTGAAGCCAGCAATCTGCAGTGTGCATCCATGGCCACAAAGCTGAATCTGGTGCAGTTCCTGGACAGGGGCATTATGAATGCCAACGAGATCCGTGCCGTGCTTAATCTCCCGCCGATCCCCGGCGGCGATGTGTACGTCCGGAGGCTGGACACTGTTCCTACAGAACAACAGACGCAAAGTAATAAAGCATTATTGGAAATGATTGGAGGTGAGACAGATGGCAAAGCATAAGATCAATATACGAGGAAGCATTATCCCGAACGATTACAAGTGGTTTTATGACTGGTTCGAGGAAGACAGTACCTGTCCGAGAGATGTGCAGAAAGTCCTTGACTTGATCGCGCCTGGTGATGAAATAGATGTTTACATCAACAGTCCCGGCGGCGTGATTGATGTTGGATCAGAGATATACACACTTCTCAGGCAGGCAAGCGAGACTTGCACCGTCAGGAACTACATTACAGGTGAGGCATGCTCAGCAGCGTCTGTCATTGCCTGTTCTAGTCATTGCGCAATGGCTCCTACCGCGTTAATGATGGTTCACTGTGTTTCCTCTGGGGTTCGTGGGAACCACAATGACATGGAGCACATGGCGGAAGTGCTGCGGACCGCAGATCGGGCGCTGTGCACAGCATACATGGCAAAAGCCAGCATGACTGAAGATGAAGCGCTTGAAATGATGGAACACGAAACCTGGCTGACAGCTCAGCAGGCGAAAGAAAAAGGCCTTGTTGATGAGATCATGTTTGAAGAGGAAGAAGAACTGCCGATGACGGCTGCTCACGGATTATTCAAGCTTCCCACTAAAGAACAGATGGACAGGGCCCGCGCTATGATTGGTGAAGGTATAGAACCAAGAACTGCGCAGACCGCTGCCGGCTATGAGGATGCAATAAGGCGCACGCGAGAAATCAACCAGCTGAAGATGTCAGCCGGACAAAACATGGCAAGATAAAGATTTACCGACAGGGACATGAGGAGCCCTGCCGCTAACCTGAAAAAATTACAGGAGGAACGAAAATGAAGTACAAAGACTATCTCGAACAGAGACAGGCGCTTATGAATGCGCTTCAGGAACTCATTGACAACGGCGCTCCGGATGAGGAGTACAATGCCAAGAAGGCAGAGATCGAGGCTCTTGACCAGAAATGGGAGGCTATCTGCCAGAGACAGGCAGATCTGAACGCACTGTCCGACAGCCAGAGCACTGTTAATGTGCAGGCCCTGGGTGGTATCAACATCGAGGATGCTGTCCCGGCCGCTTCTGCAAACATGGGACCGGTAGCCGCAAAGGCTGACGATCCGGCAGAAATGCGGAAATCTGATGCCTATGTGAATGCATGGGCAAAACAGATGATGGGCAAGCAGCTGACTGCTGACGAGCAGGCGCTTGTAAGCATGGTCAACGCTTACACCCATACAACTGGCAACACCGGCCTTGTGATTCCTGAGACCGTAGCAAACGGCATCTGGGATATGGTCGAGGAGCTGTATCCGCTGTGGGCTGATGTACAGAAGACATACGTAAACGGCAACTACACCGTTCCGATCTCTGACACTTCTTCTGCTGCTGCGTGGTACGATGAAGCAACCGCCA